ACTTTCAAATAATGGCAGGAACTCCAGGAGTTGCTAACAGTGGTTTTTCTATTAGAGATACTGATGCGTCTGCCAACAGGTTAATCATCGACAGTTCAGGCTATGTGACAATGCCTAATTTACCAGCGTTTATGGTAGGAAATGTAAACATAACAAGCCCTGCTACGGGGTTACTTGTATTTAATCAAGTTGTATTAAACAGGGGAAACCACTACAGCACATCAAATCATAGATTTACAGCACCAGTAACAGCAGCTTACCATATACACTTTCATGGGTTTCTTGATACGGGTAGCACTAGTGCAGGGCAAGTTGAGTTTAGAATAAATGGGAACGCTAGTGGTTGGACGGGGGTGGGGGCTATTAGGTCTTATGATGGGAACGCTGAAAGTGGCTACGGTCCTCCAATCTCAATATCGGCAACAGTACAATTATCCGTTAATGATTATGTAGATGTTAACACATCAGGTGTTGGTTTACATGGGAATCAAGGCGCATATTTTGGCGGCTATCTAATAGGTTAGGAGGAACGCATGAGCAACGCAAGAAAACTAGCAGACAATCTTCCTAGTGAGGGCAGTCTTTCTGGACGCAATGTTGTAATAAACGGCGCAATGAACGTGGCACAGAGGGCCACCTCTGCTAGTGGAGTGGGTACAAATGCTGGAGCATATCATACATTAGATAGATGGAAGCTATATACCAATAATACCGCAGGAAGATTAACTATGTCACAAGCTTCTGATGCACCTAGTGGTTTTACTAACTCTTTAAAATTTGATTGTACTACTGCGGATACTTCAGCTGCCGCTGATGAAGCCCTTATATTAATTACTAGATTTGAAGGACAAGACTTACAAAGGTTTTGTAAAGGAACGTCTGATGCAAAAGAATTTACAATATCTTTTTATGTAAAAGGGAACGCAAACGCAACTTACGGTTGTGAATTGTATGATCAGGATAACTCTAGACAAATAACCAAACAGTTTTCTGTAACAACGGCATGGACAAAAGTTGTAATAACATTTCCTGCGGATACAACTGGTGCATTTGTAGATGATAGTAATCTTAGTTTGAGTATAAATTTTTGGTTACACGCTGGTTCAAATCACAATGGCGGTACTTTAAATTCAACATCTTGGGCAGCTAATGTTAATGCAAATCGGGTAAGTAGTAGTCAAACATCTTTTTTTGATAGTACAAACAGGGAATTTTATCTCACTGGCGTTCAGCTAGAAGTTGGGCCGCAAAGTACGCCGTTCGAGCACCGAAGCTTTGGTGATGAAATGTCTAGGTGTCAGAGGTACTTCACAAGACTTGGTGGTACTAACACTTTCGATTTAGTTGCTCTTGGTGGAATGGGAACGAGCAGCACTGTGGCGCAAGTTGGTTGTGTTTTTCCAACTAGAATGAGAGCTACCCCAGCCGTTGCTATGACTGATTTAGCACTCGCTGATTCTGTAAATTCTCAAGTAACTGTTAATAGTGTTGCAATTAGTTCAAGTGTTGCTAATGACCAAATGGCTTGGATGAATTTTAATACTTCTGGAAGTATTACTGCACACAGACCTTACTATGTACGAGTAAATAACAATTCCACAACAGGTGGTTTAAAATTTGATGCGGAGCTTTAGATGAATATTACATCAGCAAAATATGAAACAACAAATGGTGAAAACAGTAGTGTTACTATCATAGTTGATGATGAACGTATATCAGTTCCTTTAAATGTAGAGGACAACCGACACTGGATAGCCATACAAAAATGGGTGGCAGAGGGTAACACGATAGCAGAGGCCGACTAATGTTTGGCTTCGCAGCAGTAGCAGAGACACCACTCTCAGCAGAACTTACCAAGTACACTATAGGTGTTGTTCCTGCTTCTGTATCTGCAGCTTCTGCGTTAACAGCCCCCCAGTTCTCTGGTGGTGTTAATCTTCCTGCTTTAACAGGGGTTTCTGCTACATTAGCTAACACTGCACTTGACATTACAGGTAAAGCAAATATAACTACTGCTAACGTAGCAAGCACTACAAGCATAGCTGCACTAACACTTACAGGTAAAGCAAACGTTACACACCCTTCACTGCTAGGAACATTCACAGCTAACGTACCAAGCATACAAGGCAAAGCTAATAAGAACCTACCATCACAAGGTGCTATCTCTGGTGCAGTATTTGGTGACAATGTACAACCAACAGGACACAACTACACAGTAACTGTAGCTAATAGTGGAAGTGGTAATAAGTACTACATAGATGGTGTAGAGGCTGCAGCACTAACACTAACACAAGGATTAACATACGTCTTTGATGTAAGTGACAGCAGCAACAGTGGACATCCATTTAGGTTCAAAGACTCTTCTGGTAATACACTAACTTCAGGAATAACTATAAGCGGAACAGCAGGACAGGCAGGGGCAACAGTAACATACGCAGTTCCAGGNNTAGGTGCTACACAACCAGCTAGGTATTATTGTACTGTACACGGCAACGGTATGGGTAATACCATAACCTCAGTAGCAAGCGCAACAACTTTTACTGTAACAGTAGTGAATAGCGGTGGTAATAAGTTTGCTTTAAATGGTATAACTGCACCAACGCTACAGCTTGTAAGAGGAACAACATACACATTTGATCTTAGTGATTCATCTGTGTCTGGACACCCACTAGCCTTTAAGAGTGGCAACAATAGCTACACAGATGGTGTAACAAGCAGTGGTACTCCCGGTCAATCTGGGGCAAGTGTAACCTTTGCTGTACCAACCTCTGCACCAGGAATAGGACTAAGATACTACTGTACTGTACATGGTAACGGAATGGGTAACAGTATAACTACTAGTGGTGTACCTATAGCACTAACAGCACAAGGTAAAGCTACACATACTCCTACATCTGTATCTGCTGTAATAGATAAAGTAGTACCAAGCATAACAGGTTTAGCATTCTTTACATTGCCTGATGTAAATGCTACTATAGCGCAGAACTTAGATGACCCTACTGGTGTACTCTTTCCGTTTGATGACTTTGCAGAGAACTTTAGTAGAGGCAGAACTGTAACAATAATTGCACCTACTATAGGTAATAGAACTGTATACATCCCTGCAGAAAACAGAACAGTAACTATAAGTCCTGTAAGAACAGACAACGTAGTATACATACTAAACTAAGGATAACAAATGTCTTACAAATGGCCTGAAAAAGACCCAGATGAAACAGCAGACTTCAGTGTAGACTGGTCTAGGTTTCTAGGATCAGACACTATAGCGTCAGCAGTTTTCTTTGTTGATGATGCTAATGGAACAAAGACTCAAGTATCAACTGCTCAAATTGTAAATAACTTACAGTTTATAGCAGGTACTGTTTCTGGTAACGTAGCTACTTCACGTTTTGGTGGAGGTACAAATAACGTACGATATAATATTACTGTTCGCATAAATACTACTCAAGGTCTTACGTATGAGCGTTCTGTAATATTACCAATTAGGAATAGATAAACATGGCATACGACTTTCTTGGCTTAGTTAACGACATTAACCATAGATTAAATGAGGTAGCCCTTACCTCTACAAACTTTGCAGCAGCTACTGGTTACTACAGTATAGCTAAAGATGCTGTCAACTCTGCAGTAAGACATATCAATCAAGAAGAGTTTGAATGGCCTTGGAACCATGTACAGTCTGATCTCGTATTAGCTGCAGGTTCTATGAAGTACTATTACCCTACTGATGCTAAAACAATTAACATGAACTCGTTTCGTATAAAAAGAGACAACAGTTTAAATGTAGGAACAGAGAAACTAAAGTCACTAGTATATGAAGAATGGTTGGAGAAGTACGCTGATGATGAGTTTAATACAGATACAAATATACGTGGTGTGCCTCAATTTATTGTACGTACACCTAGTAGGGAGCTAATCTGTCATCCTGTACCTGACAAAGCTTACACCATAGTTTATGAATATTACTCAATGGGTTACGATTTAGAGAACCCTTTAGATGTACCATCATTACCACAGCAGTACAGGTTTGCCATAGTAGATGGCGCTATGTACTACGCATTCCAGTTTAGGGGAGACACCCAAGCTGCTGATGTAGCACTACAAAAGTTTGAGAAGCAGATAAAAGACTTACGTGTAATAAATATAAATAGAACACCATACCTAAGAGATACAAGAGTTAGCTTCTGATGGCAACACAATGGACTACATTCCCTATGGAGTTCAAAGGTGGGTTAATCTCCAACCTTACTCCACTACAACAGGGTACTAATGCTGTAGGCTCTGCTACTATCTTACAGAACTTTGAGTCTGATAGAGAGGGCGGCTACAGTAAGCTAAAAGGCTATAGCAAGTTTAGTGATACTAAAGTTCCAGGCGGTGGTGAAGTATTAGCTATGAAGGTTATATCTTCTGGTAGAGTTGTAACAGCTAGGAAGATGGACACTGCTACTGTAACGGAATATCAGACAGCTACATCTACTGTTAATGGTGCAGTATCTAGTGCTACAGCAGTGGCTCTTGATAACAACACAGCTACATCTGTAGTAAATGGTGCTATCACTAATAAAACT